ACAACACTTACTAATATTACACCGGCATCACATACAGTCTCCGATGGTCTATACGATCACGCCACTTTAAACGGTATACATTACTTGTTCCGTGAGGGGTCTGATCCTATTTACTATGATGGGACAACTTGCGATGAAGTATCTGCACACCCAGACTATTCTGGTACAGTGCCTAGCGGTAATATTGTGCAGTCTGGCTTTGGTCGACTGTGGGTTGCCAAAACGGATACCAATAACACCATTGTTTATTGGTCAGACCTACTCACAGGATTTAAATGGGACACAGGTAGCTCTGGCTCTATAGACATTTCTAAAGTATGGCCTGACGGGTCTGATGAGATTACAGCTCTAGCGGTACATAACGGTGTTTTAGCAATCTTTGGTAAGCGTCAGATTCTTTTGTACACTGGTGCTGAAGATCCTGCAACGATGGCACTGGCAGACACTATCGTAGGTGTTGGGTGTATTGCCAGAGATTCTGTACAGGTGACTGGCACAGACTTAATATTCTTATCAGATTCTGGAGTTCGTAGCCTACGTCGCACGATCCAAGAGAAGTCAGCACCAATGACTGACATATCTAAGAATGTACGTACAGAATTGACATCATACCTAAGCACAGAAACTAATCGTACATTCTCTGTCTATTCCCCTGAAGAGGCTTTTTATCTTCTTCAGTTACCAACAACGGGTATTACGTATTGTTTTGATATGAGAGCACCTTTAGAGGATGGTAGTCACCGTGCCACGCAGTGGGATTCTATTCAGCCTCAAGCGTTATGCAGAACACGTGGTGGTGACCTACTGATTGGTAAAGTATTGGGTATTGCTAAGTACGATGGTTTTACTGATAACGGCTCTGCATATCAGATGTCGTACTTCACAAACTACATTGACTTTGGTGCTCCATCTAACTTGAAGCTACTGAAGAATTTAAAGATCACTGTAATCGGTGGTAGTGCAACAGACGTTACTCTTAACTGGGGTTACGACTACTCATACGCTTATAAGAAGAAGCGTTTTACATTATCTACCCAGGTGATTGCAGAGTACAATATCGCTGAGTATAACATCGGTGAATTTAACGCAGGTGTCTTGGTAAACCGTCCTAACGTAAACGCTTCAGGTGGCGGTCAAGTTGTCCAGTTGGGTATTGAAGCAGAGGTTAATGGTGCGGCTGTATCTATTCAGCGTATGACCGCACAAGCTATCGTAGGAAGGACTATCTAATGGCGAACTATACAAAGACAACGAACTTTGCGGTAAAGGACACATTAGCGTCTGGTAACCCTGCAAAGATCATCAAAGGCTCAGAGATCAACGATGAGTATGATGCTATTGCAACTGCGGTAGCCACAAAATCTGACACAGCATCTCCAACCTTTACAGGCACAGTGACAGCTCCTGCAGTAACTGTGACAGGAACTCTGACAGCAGGAACGATTGATGGGGGCACATACTAATGGCTATTGATTTAGCAGGGCTGTTAGGTACTGGAGGTCAAATTGCCTCTGCATATTTACCTTATGAGCTTTCTGGAGACCAGATTGACTACCTCAAGCAGATGGGTACAGATCTTTCTGGACAAGCTACAGCACTTGGTGAGACTGCTGCACAGGCTGCAGAGTTTAGACCGTTCACTGTAACAACTGGCACAGGGGCTACCCAAGTCGGTGCAGGTGGGCAGTTGACTCAACAGCTAGCAGAGACTCCTGAAGCGATTCAACAAGGTCTACTCTCTCAAGCCCTGGGTCAAGTCGGTGCAGCTACTCCAACAGCACAAGAGTTGTTCACACAGCTACAGCAGACAAGACAGCCTGAGATTGAACGTCAGCGTATTGCTTTAGAGAACCGCTTAGCAGCTCAAGGAAGATTGGGTACGCAGACTGGTCTCTTTGGTGGGACTCCAGAAGCCTTTGCACTAGAGAAGGCTATCCAAGAGCAACAGTCTCAAGACTTCCTCACAGCGATGCAACAGGCTCCTGCACTAGCCGGTATGAACATTCAGAACATCCAAGGATTGTTAGGTGCTGCATATACACCAGAGACTCAGGCACTATCTGCACTGACACCTGCTGTGAACCTTGCTAACATTGCACAGTCTGCAGGACTTGGTCAGTCTGAAGCGTTGTACAAAGGCGGTATTGCAGGTCTTGAATCACAGGCTGCAGCAGGTACAGCAGCGGCTTCACTGGAAGGTCAGCGTGTCCGTGCGTTGGCTGATGCATTGTCTGGCTTCTTTGGTGCTGAAGCAATGAAGGCTGATGAGACTTCACCATATGACCGTCTCCTGTCAGCTTTAGGGTTAGGGGGATCTAATGAATCTGCAGCGGCTATGGCAGACGCTTACGGGTTCCTTAGTGCAGAAGAACAAGCCGCAGGTAACTCTGTTACTGACGGTTTACAGTATTTTGATTAAGGAACAGTAATGGCAGAGTCAATGATTCTCAAGATGCTCAAGACACCATCACAGGTACGTGAAGAGCAACTTGCAAAGATCCGTCAGCAATCATCTGCACAGGCTTCACTACTTGGTCAGCCTGTCTCAGCTACAACAGCCCTACCAGGACTGATCCGTAGCTTTGCAGCCGGTGAAATGCAACAGCAAGGTGTAGACCTCAACAAAGCTGCACGTAGAGCCTCTGTAGGCTTTGGTGGCTTACTAGCTCAAGCAGGTAATAAAGCTGCAGGAGATGCTCTGCGAACTGCTACATTCACTGCAGAAGAGCAACAGGCTGCTAAAGGCCAAGAAGCTATCAAGGGTACAGACTTTACAAATCCAGAGTCTATGAAGTTAGCCTCTAAACGTCTACAAGACGCAGGGTTGGTTGAAGCAGGTGCACAGTTATCACAACAAGCACAGTCTTTAGAGTTAAAACTACGTGAACAAGAACGTGCTGATGCTCAGTTAAACATTGCTAAGAACCAAGATGCACGTGCAGACACTTCACACGTTAAGCAGATGCAACAGTTCAACTTGCAGATTGAAGCATTAACACAAGCACAAACAGATCGTAAGAATCTAGCAGAGGTTATTCCAGATACAGTCGATGCAATCCCTGAAGCGTTTATGTCTTCAGGTACTAAAGCAATGCTGAAGAGGTTACCCCCTGACAAGGCTCTACCATTTATCATGGATGCCCAGGCTAAGGCACAAGCTAAAGCCTCTAGAGATTCATACTTCAACCGCCTATCCACATCTATCTTTGCAGACACAACAATCACCACAACCAATGAAGCCGGTGAAGAAGTTACAGTACCTAACCCTAACCTCACAAACAATCAGCGGATCAATAAGATTAAAGCTGCAGCTACTCAAGCAAGACGTGACAATCAACCACAAGCTGCTGAAGACTTAGAAGCAATGATCCCGTTAATTTCAGGTGGGTTGTCGTTTGAGGATATCGCTAAGAAGTCTCTAGAGTTTAAAGAGAAGTATGAGTCTGATCCACGTATCTCAGGTGTTGAAGAAGCCTTAGCAGCCGCTAATAAGGTTATGACATCTGCTGAGATGCAATCTGGAGCCGGTGACATCGCCGTTATCTTCCAGTTCATGAAAGCACTAGACCCACGCTCTGTAGTACGTGAGGGTGAGTTCCAGTTAGCACAAGGAATCGGTGGTATTTGGGATAGAATCCAGGTGTACCAAACTAAAGCGGAAACTGGTGAGACTTTAACAAAAAACCAGAGAGCTGAGATTGTTCAATTGACAGCTCAGTTGGCTGCACAGGCTGCAGCATACGGTAACGATGTCCGTGATCGTGAGCGTAATGCCTACAACACAATGGGTCTCAATCTGGATGTCATCACAGGTGATAACTTGTTCAGTGCTCCTGAGATCCCAACGGTCTTTACACCTGAAGGAAGTGGTGAAGCGACACAACAGCAACAAGAAGCGACTGAAGAAGAAGTTTCAATATTTGAAGGGGCTTGGGGTTAATGGCTGAGTTGAAGCAAGTATTTACACAGTTGGATTCTATGAAGGAATCTGGAGCCTCTGCTAAAGATGCCGCCACCTTCATTAAACAACAAGGTATGGATGTCAAAGCTGTATCAAACCTCTATGGCACATATCGACAGACTGGTGAAATGCCTGAAGAGTCTGGATTTGGCACTGCAGCCCTACAAGGTCTCACCTTTGGATTCTCTGAAGAGATCGGTGGTATTGTCTCAGAACTCACAGGGGGTGATTACGACACTTACGTTGCTAAAGAACGTGCTAAGTATAAAGTCTATAAAGATGCTAACCCTCTGTTGGCTATGGGTGGTGAGGTCTTAGGTTCATTACCTACACTATTCGTACCAGGGGGTGCAGTCCTCAAAGGAACCGCTGCAGCATCACGAGCTGTTAAAGGTGGTCAAGCTGCACAGACTGCACAAGCTGTCAGAGCTGCACAGACTGCAAAGACTGCCCCAGGTATGCTCAGCACTACAATGCGTGGTGCAGGTCAAGCAGCCGCTGAAGGTGCTTTGTATGGTTATGGTACTGGTGAAGGTGGAGTCCAACAACGGTTGATATCGGCAGGTCAAGAAGGTCTGTTAAGTGGTGCAGCCGGTGGTGTTACAGCACCACTATCACGTCTGTATTCTATGGGACGTGCCACTAAAGGTATGGATCAACAACAACAAGCCATCACTCAACTTGCAAAGCGTATAGAAGAGCCTACACAAGCACGTATGGCGGCTGAGTTGGCTGAAGCAGGTGACCAAGCCGGTTTAACATTAGCAGATGTTGGAGGACGTGAAACTCAGCGTATGTTGCGTGGGTTACGTACTGTGTCTCCAGATGCTCAGGAATACTTAGATAACTTCTTAGGTGAACGTTTCCGTAACCAGTATG